GACGTAGAAACGCTGGCGCAGTAATGCCATCCTCCATTTCTGCCGATGTACGAGGCGCGTTAGCCACAGCTCTCAGCTCTGTCGCTGGATCTGTTTATTCTTATGTACCTGAGGCAATCATTCCGCCTGCCGTAGTTATCGTTCCTGGTTCTCCGTACATGGAACCGAATCTTATTAACAAAGCGACCACTAAAGTAATGCTTAACTACAAAATTACCGCAGCCGTCGCGTATAATTCCAACCCAGCATCTTTAGACAACCTAGAGAAGCTCATTATCAGCATTCTGGCAGTAATACCTGCCGGATATGTAGTAGGACAAATTGAAACGCCACAAATCGTCCAGGTAGGCGCGTCTAACGTGTTATCTGCCGATATCAACGTATCAACCTATTACACGCAGACAAACTAAGGAGAAGAAATGCCAACCACCGTAATCACGGGTCGGGATGTTACCTTTACCATCGGTGGTAACAATTTCGACGCTCAAACAACAAGCGCAATCCTCAGCGATACACGCACACGCGAAACCTACCAAACCCTAGATGGCAAGGCTTACAAAGTAACCGACGATCAATGGAACTTTGCCGTTGAAATGCTCGCAGACTGGGGCGTTGCTGGCTCTCTATGTGAGCAAATCTGGAACTCGTCAGAATCCGCACCAGATACCGGCATCACTACAGTAATGACTGCCGCATCAGGCGCAACCTTTACTTTCCAAATCCTTCCTGACTTCCCATCCGCCGGAGGCGCAGGAAACGAAGCGCAGACTGTATCCTTCAACTTTACAGTTATCGGAACACCTGCCGAAAACTTCAGCTAGTAACTAGATCGGGGCTCACTAATGAAACTACCAATTACCATAAAATTTAATAACGGGGAAGAAGCGACCTATGTCGTCAATCCTCCCGACTGGGCTAAGTGGGAACTAAAGACAGGCAAGACGATTCGCCAGAATGACGAAATCGGAATGAATGACTTGATGTTCTTGGCTTATACGTCCATGAGCCGTACTTCAGGCGCTAAGCAGCTTAAGTCTTTCGAGACTTGGATTCTTAGCGTTGATGATATCGAAGTCGGTGAAGTAGACCCAAAAGCTACCCAGCCGGAAGCATAAACCGGACGCTTATCGAGTTATCTATCGCTACTGGTATCCCGATGAGCGAATGGCAGACTGCCGAAGATATATTAACCGCCATAGAGATACTGGAGAAGCGTAATCGTGGATAATGTACGAATCGCGTACGACCGCAGCGAACTATCCGGTATCAAGCGCGCGTTTAAGGCTATGGATGCCGAAGCGCTAGACCAGGCTAAACAAGCCTCAGCCGAAATCGCTGAGATGCTCAAAGATAAAATTATCCGCAAAGCGCAAACGCGCCAAATCGCAGGAGCTTCCGCTCGACGTATTGCTGAAGGCGCTCGCGTTGCCAAGTCGTCCAAGATAGGGGAATTATCTTTTGGCTTTGCTGCTCAGAAATACTCGGGCGGAGCAACTACTCAACAGCTGTGGCCTGGCATGGAATTTGGATCTAATCGCTTCAAGCAATTTCCACGCCGTACCCCAAGATTAGGGCGAGGGAATAAAGGTTATTTCATTTACCCTACGCTAACTGAGAATCAAGCAGAACTCATCGCTAAGTGGGAAGAATCCTTCGACCGCATATTAAAGGAATGGGATAAGTAATGGCCGGTAGTCGTACCCTAAAACTTTCCATCCTTGCGGAGACCGCAGACCTAATCAAAGGCCTAGACAAGGCTAATCAGGAAACGCAGACATTTGGCGATAAGGTAGAAGCTGGCTTTGCTAAAGTCGGTAAGGCTGCCGCGCTCGCTGCCGCTGCTATCGGCGCTCTTGCGCTAAAAATGGCCGTTGATGGCGTTAAAGCTGCGCTAGAAGATGAAGCTGCCCAGGCTAAACTCGCTGCCACACTTCAGAACGTAACAAACGCAACCGACCAACAAATCGCAAGCGTCGAAGAATATATCTACCAGACTTCCATCGCTGTCGGCGTTACCGATGATGAGTTACGTCCATCGTTCGAGCGCTTGTTTAGATCCGTCAAGAACATAGATGAAGCGATTAGATTACAAACCCTGGCGCTGGATATCTCAGCTGGCACAGGCCGTAGCCTTGCCCAAGTAAGCGAAGCGCTTGCTAAAGCCTACGATGGCAACTTTGGAGCGCTAAAGCGCTTAGGTGGCGGCATAGATGAATCCATCATCAAGAATAAAGATTTCGAGGGAGCCGTAGCATCGCTAAGCAAGACATTTAGCGGACAAGCTGAGGTAGCTGCTAATACTTACGCAGGACGCGTAGAACGCCTCAAAATAGCGTTTAACGAAGCGAAAGAATCTATCGGCGCTGCGCTGTTGCCACAATTAGGCAAACTTACTAACTTCCTACTGAATGAAGGCGTACCGGCTTTCAATGCTTTCGTTGCTGGCTTAACTGGCAAGGGTGGACTAAATACCGCAATCGGTGAGACATCGCCTCGCGTGGTCGAAATGACTACCAAACTATCTAGCGCTGAAGAAATCGCAAACGAACTCGGCAAGACAATCCGCAACGTAGGCAGCCGATTCGCAGAATTATTCGCAATTTTTGATACCGCAACTGGTGGAGAAGGTTCAGCCGTTGCTGGATTAGAAAAGGCGCTCAAAGCGCTAAACGCTGTTGCCCAGGCAACCGCTAAGGTTCTTGAAGTCATTAACGTAACTATTCAGGGCATCGTAGATGGATTCCGCGACATCGTCCGATTTGGTAGCCAAGCAAAACAATTCCTTAGCAACATCAACCCATTTGGAGCGCGTCAATCATCATTCGACGTTCCAACCATGAGCGCGCCAAGTACATCCAGCCTCGGCAGCGGCTCAGCGAATTACATCACAGTAAATGGCGCTATAGATCCTGAAGGCACAGCGCGGACGATTATTAACGTACTCAATAACAGCCAAAGCCGAGGCACACTCGGAGCAGGAGCGCTGGCGTTCTAATGAGTGCGTTCACGCCTGTCTGGAAAGTAACAATAAATAGCATCGACTACACCGATGTAACCTTGGCCAATCTAACCATCACTTCAGGTCGCACAGACATTTATCGCCAGCCGGTAGCCGGTTATTGCCAGGTAGAACTGATAAACCTAGACCTAAGCTCTGTTGTTACTGAAATCAATCAAGGCATTACCATTAGCGTCAAAGATTCGACCAATGCTTACCAGCCGATATTCGGTGGATTCATCTCAGATATCGTCCAGGAAGTCAGGGATTTAGGTAACGTCGCTCAGGTTCAAGTAATCACCATAACTGCGCTAGGAGCGCTCTCACGCCTTCCTAAAGCCACTACACAGGGCGTACTTGCCTCAGACTTTGAGGGAGACCAGATTTACACGCTTCTCTCTGGCGTACTATTTCAGACCTGGGCGCAAGCGCCAGCTACGACTACATGGGCAACTTACACGCCTACCGAAACGTGGGAAGATGCGCTCAATAGCGGACTAGGCGACATAGATCGTCCTGGCGATTACGAGATGATTTCGCGCTCAGCTTCTGCCACCGATGTCTATACCCTAGCCGGTGATATTGCTCAAAGTGGCCTGGGTTATCTGTTCGAGGATGCCGAAGGCCGAATCGGGTACGCAGACTCGACCCATCGAGCGCAATACCTTTCGACAAATGGTTACGTCGAACTATCCGCTAATGACGCAATCGGACGTGGCATAAGGCTTTACACCAAAGGCGGAGATGTCCGAAATTATGTAACAATATTTTCTGGCAACAATTTCAGCGATGAGAGCGTCGATTCCGACCCAGCTTCTATTGCTCAATATGGCACACTCAGCCAGACCATTAACACCTATCTAAAACACAAAGCTGACGCTGAGGCACAAGCTGACCAATACATTCAGCTACGCGCTTACCCTCGCCCTGGCTTAGATGCGATTACTTTCCCTCTCGTAAATGGCAACATGAGCAATCAAGACCGCGATGCGCTTATCAACGTATTTATCGGAATGCCTGTAGATCTTCTGGATTTGCCAGCCAATATGAACGATGGCCAATTCCAGGGATTCGTCGAAGGCTGGACTTTCCGCGCAGGATATAACACGCTCGACCTAACGATTTTACTTAGCCCGCTCTCATTCTCGTTACAGGCTTTCCGCTGGAACTCTGTGCCTAATACTGAGACGTGGAACACCCTATCCGGTACACTAGACTGGCTAAACGCGACAATAGTCGCCTAAAGGAGAACGAATGGCAACGACGACGAACTTCGGCTGGGAAACCCCCGACGATACCGACCTGGTTAAAGATGGCGCAGCTGCGATGCGTACGCTCGGTAATTCGATTGATACGTCATTTGTAGATCTTAAAGGTGGCACAACTAATCAAGTATTGGCAAAGAACTCAAATACCGATTTAGATTTTAAGTGGGTCGCTGATGCTACTGGAATCCCTGCGACAATTATTGACGCAAAAGGCGATTTAATTGCCGGTACTGCTGCCGATACCGCTGGACGTTTAGCTGTCGGGACAAATAATTATGTTTTAACCGCTGATTCTGCTGAAACTACTGGCATGAAATGGGCAGCAATTCCAGCGAGTACGCCAGCTTTTACTGGTGTCGCTCTAACAAATAGCGCTGTACAAACCCTAAGCAATAGCACAAATACTGCGATTACATTTGATACAGAAACATTTGATACGAATGCTTATCACAGCACAGTAACAAATACATCTCGTATAACAATTCCCGTTGGTTACGCAGGTTATTATCGAATTACTGGCGCTGTCGCCTATGCTTCTAACGCCACAGGTCTTAGATCGGCTAAAGTTTACAAGAATGGAACTTCGATTTTTCATTACAGCGTAACTGCTGTAGCAACAGGTAACCCTGCCTCGACCGCTGTCTCATTTATTGCCAATCTTGCGGAAGGTGATTATTTAGAATTATATGCGTTCCAAAATTCAGGTGGAAATTTAGATACTGTAAACGCTTCGGCCGGACAAATGACTTATTTTCAAGCTGAAAGAGTAGGTGTTTGATATGAGTTTATATAATCAAATTGTCGAGTTATTACCAGAACTAATAGATTCTAATGAATTTCTAGATGGTGGTTCTATCAATCTACGAAATGACGCAGATGGTCATGGTGATTACATTGAAAAATGGGAATACACAAAACCAATACCTAAAGGCCTTAAACTGGGTAAATGAGTTTAGCGACTGGAAATTGTGCCGATGACCGCATCCCGACGTGGGAAGATTACGACCCCGAAGCTTTCTAAGGCTGCCCAAAAACTACGTTCACAGATTAACGCGACCTATCCCAAGCGAGATAAATCAAGCGATGGCTGGATAGGCGACACTCGACATCAAGCGAGGCCATCAGATCATAACCCTGACGAAAATGGCATGGTGCGAGCGATTGACGTGGATGCTGATTTGACCAAGCGTTACAAAGACGCATCCTGGGATTTAGCCGAAGAACTGCGCCTAGCTGCTAAAGCTGGCGAAAAGCGTATTTCCTACATCATTCATCATGGCAAAATAGCTAGTCCGCGCATGGGTTGGAAGTGGCGCACCTATAAAGGCAACCCACACGCACACCATATCCATATCAGCTTTACACCATCGGGCGATACTGACGGAAAACCCTTCCTAGTAGAAAGCCTAAAAAAATGAAACTAGACAGCAAGCAAATCATGATGGGTATAACCGGATTCTTGGTTACCTGGCAAGCCACTAACTTTGATTTAGACTATCGAGCCATTCTTTCCAGCATCGTAGCGATGGGCTTATCTGGCGCTAACGGGAAAAAGAAGGCATGAGTCTCGGGAATTGGATTGCGATTCTAGCCGTCGCTTTTACTGCTATTGGCGGCGTGGCTGGCATGGTTCAATTCCTGGTTAAACATTATTTGGCTGAACTCAAACCCAATAGTGGAACCTCGATGCGAGACGAATTGACGAGGCTTTCCGGCCGTGTGGACGACATATACAAGATACTTCTAAACAAAACGCTATCCTAGTTACAGCGTAGGGGGTTCAACATGGAAGAACAGACACCAAAAGAAGATTTCGTCCTCATGTCCGAACCCTTAACGCCTATGCTGACGATGGCTGTTGAAGCGCAGCGATTACTTCAGGCTTATCTCAAAGCAGGATTCACACGCAAAGAATCATTCGATTTAGTATTGAATCAAATGCCAGAGTGGACATTCCCAGGGCAAACCATCATCGAAGAAGATGAAGAAGTAGATGATGAAGAAGATGATGATCTATGGGAAGATGTTCCTGACGAAATGGAAGATTACGATTAGACTTGTTGTCGTACCAGATTTACAAATTCCTTACAATCATCCAAAAGCGACCGCTAATGTTATTGCTTTTATTAAGGCCATCAAACCTGATGCCGTCGCAATCGTCGGAGATGAAGCAGATTTGCCCATGCTCTCTAAATGGGAAGCAGGTTCCCGAGGCGAGTATTCCGTCAAATTACAGTCAGACCTTGACGCAACTCGTAGCGTTCTCGCGTCTATTCGGAAAGCTTTAGGCGATGATAAAAAGATTCACCTTGTTAGATCCAATCACACAGACCGATTCGACCGATACATTGAGCGTAACGCCCCAGCGCTGGCAACCCTGAAAGGCCTAAAGTACACCGAGTTAATCGGCATCAAAGATTTAGGCATTACCTGGCATGAGCAACCAGGCCTCATAGCGCCCAATACAATCCTGGCTCATGGCGACGAAGGAAGCCTTGCTCAATACGCCGGTGGCACAGCCGCCAAACTGGTCGAGCGCATGGGAAAGAACGTAGTCTGCGGACATACTCACCGGCAGGGCATTATATGGCGCTCTACAGGCCTCAGCGGGCGATTACAGCCACTATTCGGATTTGAGGCAGGACACCTTATGGCTGTACGCAAAGCGGCCTACACACGCCCGTTAAATGCCCCTAATTGGCAGATGGGATTTGGCCTCCTGGAAGTGTCCGGAAACCTCGTTAATCCTATATCAATCATCATGCGACCCGATGGCTCGTTTACTTGGGGTGGCAAAACCTGGGGTTAAATACTTGACTTGCCCCCATCCTGTGTGAAACCCTGTGGGTAACGGATTTCGCAAGGGAATCCAGACAGGGGCAAAAAATGGTAGATCTAGATATGAATACAGGGCAGATTATCTTTTGCCTTATCTTCGGTGGGTTAGCGTTCCTAGCTGGCGCACTATGGGGCTACACTTCCGGCCATGATGACGCGACGCGTAGTTATTACTCAAACGATTATAAAAATGAATCAGCCAAAAACTAACGACTACGACGACGTATCTTGGGAATACGCCGAATGTCGTGGAGCGAACACGGAAATCTTCTACGCTAATCGCGATGAACTAGCTGAGCAGGGATTGAATATGCGCAGCGTTCGCGCGATGTGTGGTCGCTGTGTTATTCGGCGCGACTGCCTAAGTTATGCGATGGGAAATGAGAAGTACGGAATGTGGGGCGGATTGACCCAAGAAGAACGCACCTATGTTCGACATGGAAGATTAACTCATTCGCAGATGCTCGGACTATTACGCGACATGGCTGAGATGAATATAAGCCTGAACTCGATTATTGAGTTTATCGGCGCTCGAAAGAAGTTTATGGATCGTGAAACAAACTATCGGGAAGAAGGATTATGAGTGGATTTAACATTGAAAATTATGAGACAGTCGATTCGCGTATTGCGAGATTCTGGGAAATGTATCACGGCGGATCTATTATTACAGATTTGTTTAGCGAGGCTAGACCTGATGCTCGCGTGGAATGGATATCTAAAGCAACCATTAGGAAAGAAGCTGATGGCGTTATTGTGGCGACTGGATGGGCAACTGAATACGAAGGAGCTAACAAGTTTGCGCCACATAATGCGCCTGAACTTGCTGAGACTTCGGCGATTGGTCGGGCATTGGCTAATCTCGGGTTCGCTAAAGTTGGAGAACGACCTTCGCGCGAAGAAATGGCTTCCGCACGATCTAAAGAGGCAACACCTAAGCCGGTGCCACAGGACGACCCATGGGCTAAAGGGATGGAAATACTTGGCGATGCCCTTGGCGCAGAACCGCTAGCTAATCAGACAGTAACCAAATGCTCGCATGGCGTGATGATCTACAAAACCGGCGTAAGCAAGAAAACTGGTAAGCCTTGGGGTGGTCATTTCTGCCCAGACAATATCCAGACTTGCGACACTAAATGGGCAAAGGTGGGATAAATGGGGTGGGTAACGATTCAGCGCGCCAATAACCCAGAAGTTTATTTGGGCATCGATGGCGACTTTATAGACATTTGCGACTTATGTAATTACCCATTCAACGGCGCAAAAAAATATGCCATTACACAGGAACACGAAGAATCTGGCGTGATTCATTACATTTGGACATGCCCAGACTGTGCGTGTAAGAATATGCGATGAACCTTTACAGGCGGCTATCAGAAATTGGCATGGCTCATCACTACGAATGCTCGAGAGAATGTATTGGTCGCCAATATGAGTTAGATATGTGTATGGAAATACTTGATTGGGTTAGAGAATTTATCGTGGAAAAGGGATTGAAGAATGAGCCAGTCGAGGAAGCATAGGGGTTACAAGACG